GCCGATCTTGATCTGAGCATGGTCAGGGGTAAGCGTGACGGTTTGTTGCGTGAATCTGATTGGACTCAGTTGCCTAGCGGGCCTTTAACCGACGAGCAGAAAGAAGCATGGGATACTTATCGTGACGAACTTCGCGATCTGCCATCGGTTTATAGCCGTGTATCTGATGTTATTTGGCCCAATGATCCGCCAACACAGGCCGCAATCGACGCTGAATAATAATAAATATCATTCGATTTAGTATAGAAATAATGATATTATAGCCATAGGAGGGATGTTCTATGGTTGATGAAGACTCAATAAACATCTCAAAATCTGAAATAATTGCTGCCATATCTGAAAGCGGTAGCATTAAGGATAAGACTTCTGTTGATCTTAAACAGGCTACGAGCATGTTTGAGAAGGCTAAGGATAATATTGCTTGGCTTCTGGGATTACCGGCAACTGTAGGTGGTGCTTTCGGTTTCTTAGTAGATTCCGGCAACGAGCAGGCTGAGTTGTCTTATCAAGTGTCTCAATTAGAAGACGCAGTTGCGGAATTGAAGGCTGAAAATGATTTACTCGGCGGGGGAGTAAAGAATTTCAGTATAGATTTATCTAACGCACCTGGTGGCTCATTGACACCCATTTTGATCGGTATTGTAATAATTATTCTTGTTGGAGCTCTGTTCTGGTATCAGAATAGACGAAGAAAGAGACGATGAGGAAACCCTCAGCGATATTCGTCGCTGGGGCATTACTCCTCGCCAGTTGCTCAAGCGGCTCTACAAAATCTGAGATTACAACCGGAACCTTGTTTCCACCAACCACTACCAGTGTGGTAACAACCACTATCCCTGTAACAGATACGACTCCTGTCAAAGAGGTTCCAGAGGTGGCGGTTTTAGAAGCTGCCCCTCTTGCTGATTACGCCATTCCTGAATATACCACTGAGAATGACGCGTTTTCTTTTGAAAACTTTGGCGGTGGCGAAGCCCCGGCTGATTTAACCGTAAACATGGCTCGTCGTTTATATGGCGACAATCAGGTATGTTCTGATGTTACGGATAATAAATGTACGCCGTATCCTGTAATTTTGCAGTTGATGTCTCAGGCTAATAAGTCAATGCGTGGTGGGTTATGTGAAGGACTCGCAGTATTGAGTATGCGTCTCGCTGGGGATATTGAAACGCTGGCATCATTTCAAAATACAAAAACTGTTGCTGAACTGATCAGAGAAGACCCTGCCTTGCTTTCTGAAATTGCTTACTGGTATGTCCCTCAGTTTGCAATGGAGGTTCAACAGGAAGCCTCGTCGTATCTAGAACTATCACCTACAGCGCTGGCTGAAATTCTATTATATGATTTTGCAGAGGCAGAGAGGGGTAATCCGTATACTGGTTTCACCATCGGTATTTATTCAGATCAGGGCGGTCACGCTATTACTCCATACCGGGTTGAAGAAATGCCCAATGGATATAGGATATATATTTACGATTCAAATTGGCCCACCGAAGAGCGATGGATAGACGTTTCCAAGGATGGAACATGGATCTATGCATTGGCCGCCACCAACCCCACTGAGCAGTCAGAAGCGTGGTCTGGCGGGACTGGAACTATGGAGCTGACACCCATGCGTGCCCGTACTGGACCGTTCACTTGTAGTTTCTGTCCACGAGGAGATGGAGAGGAGTCTGGCACGATGCTTACGGTTGCTGCCTCTGGCAGTAAGCAGATGGCGTTGAAAATTGAAACTGAATCTGGTCAACGACTAGGATATTATGATGGAAAATTTATTAATGAAATTCCTGGGGCAACATATCGCTATCTCATATCGGGACCAAGTACCTCTGATCCTGTACTTGTTTTCCTGCCACCTGGTATTGAAGCTTTCAGCGCTGACGTTGAAGAGATTTATGTACCAGGAAAAAATGAAGATGTTGTAGAAGAAGCCACCGAACAAAGGTTCTCTTTGCTGGTTTTGAATGAAGAGAAGTCTGTTCAGATTGAAGCTGTTATTGTGGAGGAAGAAGAGTCTGAACAACTAGAACAAGTTGAGGATGAGCCTGAGAAAGAACAGTCGTTGTTAAGTTTCTCTGAAGAATCTATTGAGATTGCAGAGATTGAAGAGGCTACAGTTGCGATTGCAATTGACGCTCTCGAGGTTGAAGTTGAATTGGATGCGGGGCAGCAGATAGCAATGGTGTTCGATTCAGAACCAGAGATATCTGGCGAGACAGACGTGTTGGATATTGCCATTCAGGATGACGAAGGCGAGGTGTTGGCTGAGGTGGAGGTTGATCTGTCAATGTATAGAGTTGTTGCTGCAGTGGAAGAGCCAACAACGACTGTGCCTGATCGGCCCGATGTAACAGTTCCGCCACCAGAGCCGGCTGTTATCCCTGTTGTTATTGAAATAATATATGATGAAGAAGTTGGTGAAATTGTTCAAGAAGAGGAAGTTATTGAGGCGTGGGTTGCTTCAGATGCAGAGTATTACCAGGCCGTTGCAGAGGATAGAGTTGCAGAGGTATTAGGAGAATCTTATGTGGAAGAGATTGAAGATGTCAGCGCATGGGAAGCCCCTGAAGAGTTTGCCGATACAGAGTTTGATATGGCTGAAGTCATCCTTAGTGTGGACGCTGAGTATTGGGAGGATGAACAGTGGAATGAGATTGATTATGATGATGAGTGGTTTGAAGAACAGGAAGAGGAAATAGAGGAATTCTTCGGAGAGGCTGTTGAGTTAGAAGTCGTCGTTGAGTTTATTGAAGAGCATGAAGAAGAACTTGAAATTTTCTTTATTAACGAAGAGGTTGATGAAGAAGAATTTTGGGATGCTTATGAAGAAGAATATTATGAAGAAGACTTTGCTTTCCAAGAGTATGACGCTGAACTAGAAGAGCAAATGATTCTTGAGGAAGAAGGTTTAGAAGAATGGCCCGAAGACTGGGGGCCGTCTCCCAGAGAGTCCGTTAGTTGGACTGAAGAGGACTGGGATACTTATGATGAAGAGCAAGAACTATTATGGGAGGTCGATAATGAAACTGATACCGATATCGCCGTGGAAGAAGATTGGCTTGATGGAGATTGGTTGGAAGAAGAAGATGCGGATGTATTTGAAGATGATTTTTGGTTAGATACAGATGAAGAGTGGGAGGAATGGCAGGAGGAATTTTGGGACGAGGACGCCGAGTGGTGTGATGAATGTGAAGCGGGGCCGTGGGATGATGAAAACTGGGATGAGTCGTGGGAAGAGGAAGAAGAAGTTTGGGAAGATGACTGGGAAGAACTTACTGAAGAGTGGACTGATGAAGAGTGGGATGATTGGGATGAGTTTGTAGAAGGGGAGGAAGAGTGGTATGATGAAGAGTGGGAGGATGAGTATGAAGAAGGGTATGAAGAACCCGATGAAGATTGGGACGAAACTGGGTGGGGGGATGCTGAACCAGAAGGGGAAGAAGAAGACGAGTGGCTGGAAGGATCCGAAGAAGAAGTAGAAGAGGTTGAAGAAGAAGTTGAAGAGGAATTAGAAGACGAATGGGAAGACGAATGGCTCGATGATGACGAGTCTGAATCCGACGGCTCTATATCTGACGAGGAAGAAGTGGATGAAGAGCAAGTGGATGAAACGGAGTTGCCTCTTGGAGAAGAGGACGAAGACGAATGGGAGGAAGAGCGGGAAGAAGCGATAGATGAAGAAGAATGGGAAGAAGAAGAATCAGACGAGGAAAGCGAAGAGATACTTGAAGAAGATGAGGAAGAACTCGAAGAAGACATTCACGTTGAAGTAGAAGAAGAGCCTGAGCTTAGTTGGGACCCATATGACGATTGCCGGGACACATCGGCTTGTGCGGATGCCCCGGGTGGCTTTGACACGTGGCAGGACTACGACCAAGCGAACGACCCCGGCTACTACGAAGACTGGGGTGAACTTCCTCCGGGGTATGCGAATTGGGACGATTTCACTCAGGAGGTCGAGGCTGGGATAGTCAACGCCGATTTTGCCGCGATATTCCTGCCCGAAGAGGTGCA